AGTGGTACCAGCAACGGCTGGTTCTTGTAATGTAACGCTACCTGAAGTTGAACCTACTAAAACAATGCTCATTATTTACTCCTTTTGTTTATTTTAGTGGTTTTCATCTTACAATACCACCCATCTTTCGCCTGAACTTACTGTTACAGTAATACCACTATTAATCGTGATAGGGCCAACGCTTTCGGCTGATTTGCCTACAGGGATTGTATAGTTTGTAGTTACGACTCTTGAGTTCTCCACGAATACCTCATCCCCACCTGCACCCGTAGCACCACCGCCTAATTGACCCCATGCACCGCCTTGATAGCCTTCAAACTGAGCAGTTGTGGTGTTATAACGAATCTGACCATTTGCGGGGCTTACGGGGCGTTCTGCGGTAGTTCCTGCTGGGATTAAGGCAAACCCAGTAGATGACATGGTGACATTACCTGTAAAGGTAGGTGTCTTAAATTGAGCAAACTCTATTGCATCTCCTGCCGCACTACCAGCTACTAGGTTAACTATCTTGTGCGTGTTTAGGTCTAAGTTACCCGTCATTGGGGTCTGACCATCTGCGGCAACCGAGTCAGTTAAAGCAGCCGCCAAGTCATTCATGGTGGTATTAGCCCATGTACTAGCAATGGTTGTGCCTGTAACTACGGGATTACCCGCAGGTAGAGAATATGTGCCTGACCCGTTTCTACTCATTTTTAATTCCTTTTTTCAATTCTTCAGCCATTTTACTAGGCGAATAATTTATGGATTCTTTAACTTTTTTACTAATTTCACGCTGTTTTAGTTTTTCAAAACTGTAATCAGCTAATTGACCAACACCAAAAGGTAATTTAGATAAAAAGCCACTTCCATAATTGTCCAAAGCACGAATAATTGCACTAGCAGTATTGGAATAGTTTGCAGCACCTTTTAATGGAGCATTAACCATAATGGTTGTTTCCATTAAATCACGAATCTCTTGTGCCCCTTTTTTGCCAAACAAATAGTCAAGTTTGCCGTCTTGGTCTAATTCTCTAACAGCAGTTTTAAATTGGGCTGGGCTAACTACGGGGTTGCCATACATATCGGTATCAATAGACTTTGTTACTTTGTCTTTTAAATATTCAATAGTTTGACCTTGTAATTCTTTAAATGCTTGTTGACCTTGTGGCCCACCTTTTTTAAGGGCAAACCCTAAATTTTTAACATCATCTAACGAACCATTAATAATAGACTTTTGAAATACATCCTCAAAAGCTACCAATCGGTCAGTAGAGTTAGGTTTTGTATCTAATAATTTACTAATTGCCCCAATGTTTTCAAATTGACGGCTGTAGCTTTGGCGTAAATTTCTAGCTTTTTGGTATAAATCACCACCTTTACCTTCGGTTGCCACATCAATTTTGTCTTTAATTTGCCGACCAAAATATTGATTTTGTGGCTCGTACCCAGCCAATCTATTAATCATTTTTCTGACTTCTTCTAAATCATTAATAGATACTTGATTATTTTTAGCCAAGTTATTTAGTTTTACTCTTGCACTTTGAATAATTGGTGCGTTAATTTCTTCAGCTTCAAGACTGTTTACATACTTAACAACATCAGAAACATCAATCATTTCGCTTGTTTGTCCAGCGTCTTTTGCTGTTTTGTAAGCATCTCTAAAAGATTTTTTAGCTGTTTTGGCTTGGTTTGAAAGAGCTTCTGTGACAACTTTGCCAGTTGGGTTTAGACCAAATGTTTCTTTGCCTGTTGCATCAATATAAGTATCAAAGTTTTGCAAAATAGCATCATTGCGGTCTGCTTGAGCTTTAATTAAAGGTTTTCCTACTGTTTCAGGAAAGTTTTTAGCAGTTTCAATCTCAAATTGTTGTTGAGCCAAATCACGAGTTGCTTGACCTTTGCTTGGATATACAGGCACACGCAACTGAGTTGCCATTTGGGTTCTTGTGACAGCTTCAGGTGTTTCTGCTGCACCAACACCCGACATAGTTGGTTGTGGTTGACGCAAGGCTTGAGCAATTCTTGGCCCTGCTTCTTGCACAGTTTGACCCATTTGGCGAACTTGTGGGGGTGTTGCTTGCACCATGCGGGCATAGCTAGGCAACATACCTGTAGGCAATACTGGTGGCAGTTTAGACGCTTCAAATGCACCGCCAATGCTTTGCAATATGTCTTGGCTTACAGGGCTTGTAGGTTGATATTGAAAACGCTGAGCAAATTCAGGGCTGTCAACACGCTTGCTAGTGCCTTGTCGTATGTTTTCTATAGCACCTGCACCAACACCTAAAAATGGTGCAGCAGCCCCCGTTACCATAGTTGCAGGTACTTCATACAATGATTTAACATAATCCATCATTGTGCGTTTTTGCTCAATTACAGGTGGATTTGGTACTTGACCAGCAACAGTTGGCACATCAGAAGTAATGATGTTTCCACCAACATTTTGCAAATAAAGTTGTGGGTCAAACCCTTTTGCTACAGATGTAACAGGAGTTTGTGATGCTTTGGTTGCAAGATATTTTTGAGTGTCAAAAGCCATTATTCAATTCCCAATACTTTTTTAATTGCAGGGGTATCTTTATGGTTAGGATTTCTTCTTACAAAATCAAACGCTGATTGGTCTTGTGGGTTTAAAGTTTTTCTAAATTCTTGTGGGCTGTAACTTGATTTTTCACCAGTTACCGCTCTACCAATATCTTGAGCTACTGTTGGCAAATAAGGGTTATATCTTCTTTTTACAGGGCCAGCAATGTCAATGCTATCCCAATCACCATTAGGATAATATTTCTTATTAAGTTCAATCATTGTTTTAACGGCTGCAATCCTTGTAGCGATTGGTTTATTAGCGTTTCCTAAATCACCTGCTGCTGTTCTGTATGATGCTGTGTCTTTATCAGATTGTGGGCCTTCAAAGCGTGGTACTTGTGCGGTCAGTCGCTCACCTAATATTTTCAATGTTGCGTCTGATTGTGATGCTTCACCACCATATCCAAATGCTTCGCCAGTAGTAGTTGCAAGATTTGATATAAATCCTGAACTTGGGCGATTTGAGCTTAAAACATCAGCAGCAGAACCTAAAATACCAAACGAATCTTTAGCATTACTAATATTAGTTCTTAATTTTTTGTTAAATTCAACTTGTGCAGCCCTATTGTCTGCGGGTGACATTGATTGGTCATACTCATATTTTGGTAATGTTGCTGGTGTAAATTTAGCATCTGCACTTGCAACAGGTGAAGTAGTTTGACCTACTTGACCACCGCCTTGTGGCATACCGCCTTGAACTGGCATTGTACCGCCTTGTGGCATATTGCTTTGTTGTCCACCAATACTTAAATTAACACCAATACCTTTATCAGCCAATTCTGCTTGTTTAATTCTTAAATTACTTCTTTCGTAAGCAGTCATTTCAGGCTTAACACCGCCAACTCTAAATGAACCTATTGGGTCTGAAGAATTTTCGTCATAAACACCTTGACGAACTTTTCCTGTTTTTTCGTCTGTGTATTCAGCTTTTACCCATTTAGGCTTTTTAAACATTTCCTCAGTTGCAAATCGTTGCAATACTGGGTTGTAAGCAGTAGAACCAAATAAATTAGCAGCTTGTGGGTTAGGTGCTACAGCCGCTACAGGTTCTACTTTTCTATATTGAGATGTAAGTTCGCCTTGTGGCCCAATCATATCGGGGGTTGTTTGCATGGTCAACTTATTGTCAGGGCCGTAAATACCGCCTTCAATAGCTTCTTTACCACGCAATATGTTTTGATATTGTTGTGCTTCGTTAGCGTATTGTTGACGCAGTTGTTTAGCTAAATCTAATGCAGTTTTATCGCCTTTTTCAGCAAGTTTAGTACCTGCGTAGGATTGAAATAAAGGTGCTGCGTATTGAAAGAAACTAGGTGCAACATAACGCCCACTTACCATTTGACCTGACGGCATGGATTGACCCTGTTGCATAAGCAACTGAGCCATCTGTTGTTGGCGGTTTAACGCCTGCTGTTGCTGTAGGATTTCAGGGGGTAGATTACTACCGCCTACATTTATCATGGGTACTTGTTGTGCCATATTACATATCGCTTATTATGTCGTTGGGATTCATACCAGCAGAATAGTAGTTCTGTGCAGGTCTTTGGTTATAAGCCGACATTTCTGCATTAGCCATATTCATTCTTTGTTGGTCTTGTTGATTGCGTAGGGCATTAGCCATTGCTAATTGGTTATAACCAGCACCAGCTTGTTTGCCATCAACAGTCATTCCTGCTTGATTAGTCAAGTCCATACCTTGTTGCAAAGCCTGTTGTTGCATGGCTTGTTGTGCCGATATGTTTTGAAATACAGGATTTAACCCACCTAAGTCTTGGGTTTGGGGCATTTGTTGAATGTAAGGGTTGTACATATTCATGGTAATAGTCCGTAATCTACGACTTTATAGCCGTCATCTAGGGTTTTAACTGCGTATGGAAATACTTGCTCTACTTCTTGTGCCATGACACCAACATGGACACCATCACCTGCTAATGGGTGAGATTTGACCTCATCAACATATTCAAAGCTATATAAGGTCAAGCCGTTAGCCATTACGCCTACAGGTTTAATGTTTTCTTTAAGTCTTACATCTGACATCATCATTGCAGAACCACCTAAACTAAATAACCCTTGATTAAGGTTAGCTTGGGCGGCTTGTTTAGCGTTAAAGTCACCCATTTGGGCGTTATATTTCATTTGTTCTGCACCCAATATGTCAGGGCCAGCAGTCGTAGCTTGTTGAGCAGAATTTACAAATTGTGGGCCTTGTACTTGAGCACCTGTACGCACCGCAGATAGGGTATTTAATGGCTCGTTTCTAAGGTAGGCTTGCTCTTGTAAAGCAGATTGGCGGGCAGTTTGACCAACATTAAATCCTTGAGTTGTGGCAGCAGCCAATAGGTCATTTTCACGCCTTGCTTGTGTCAACATAGCTCTTTGATAGGCTTCAGAGCCAATATCAATTCCACGATTAGCTAAGTCTTGATATAAACTTTCACGACTTTCTTGAATCTGTGGTTGTAGCCGTTGCATATACGCATCTTGATACGACTGACTTGGATTAAACCCTGTGGTCGGTAGTCTGCTTGTATCAAACGGGGTTTCAAGCATATTTTGTACATAGCCTAAACCTTTGTCGGCTAATTGACCTAAACCAATGCTTGTTTTATTTTGATAGTCTAAAAGCTGTTGTTGTTGAGGGCTTAACGACTGTGTAGCGGTATAAGTAGGGTTTCCATAAGGGTCAGCACCAGTAATATCATACTTAAGACTGCCATAGGGCGTGATTTGATTAACCCGATTAGCCGCAGTAGCGACTCGTGCAGCATCAATATTACCTGCCGCAGTTTCAATAGCAGCACCCCTGTAATCAGGGGGTGCAGGGGCACTCGGAGCAGGCCCTAATCCTAAAAATCCACCACCACCCATACTATTCTCCCTTGTTTAAAGAGCATCGGATGTTAAGAAACCGACACTCCTCTTTTTTCATAGCCATAATTACTAAATCACCACTCATGTGGGCATCAGGTATTTCAGCTACAACCTTAAAGCCCAAATGTCGGTTTAACTTTAGGGCATCTATGTTATCAGCACAGATTTGCCCTAGTATAACGCTAAGTCCAAGTTTATTAAAGGGGTAATCGAATACCGCCCATATAAAATCTTTATTAGCCCAATGCTCACCAACGCTACCAATATGAATCTCACAAGCCTTTGGCATAAAGTTGGTATAACCCGCTACTGCTACTAAATTGCCGTCTTTTAACTGCCCGATACATTGGGTGGTTTCAGGTAAGGGAAAGTTGAGGATTCTGACTAGCCATTCCCCCAAATAGCGTTGATTTTCAGTCGTAACAGTCCTCAAATAACTCCCCCTCGTTCCATTACAAAGTCGGTACTAGCCCAATGAAACTCAATGCCTTGGCTTGCCACATTCATACTAATTGAGCCTGCGTAGCCTATTCCTGTAACGCCTTGCCAAGACTTACTAGTCACTAAACCACCACCCCAGTTAGCGTTATCCCATACATCTAAGTCCCATTCACCAGTAAGTAAGATGGCGGGGTTAAAAGATATTTGGTTAGTTAAATCTACTGTTTCGTAATCGGTGCTTAGACCGCATAAAACAGTCGGTACTCCGTTATCGGTCTGTAGGATAGGGCGTACTAGGGTAAAGCGTTTTTGTTGCCCTCTAGACTCAAAATAAGAGTAGGCTTGCTGTACAAAACCTTTGATGTTTGTGCCTGCATCAGCAAATGAGTCATAAAAACGAGCTACAAAGCCAGTTCCACCAAAATACATATCCTCATCGCTCATTTCCCAACAATTTGCTGAAATATTGGTAAACCTACACCATGACTTCGTAATGTTGTGCATTACATATTGCTCAGTACCGCCTGTTACGGGGACATTGAGTATCAGCATATTGTATTTGGCTAGGTAGTTAATTTGCCAGCCAAAATTGCTTGAATAATTGTCTGTTGCTTGGCTAATAGCGTAGAAAATCTTATCGGTAATATTAACTCTAGGGTCTAAACGGGTCGATTGTAAGCCTGCCGATAGGGGGACTAAGCCTTGCTGGGTCAATAATAGGATGTCACCACCATATTTAAAGACGCATTTACGGGCAAAGGTAGAACCTATGTTCCAAATACCGATTAAAGACCAATCTGTTGGGTCGGATGGGTTAGAACCCTTGTAAACGGCTACTTCTCCGTTACTGGTAACAAATACGGCTAGGTCATCGACCCCGTAACCAGCGTCAATAGTCCAAGTTCCCATTGCTTGTAGGTATCCACCATTTTTAAAGATGCCCCCCAACGGGAATTTAGTGACCGCCCCGTTAATTGAGTCAACAGGTAAATACCAAAAATTAAGCGTGTTTTCTTCTACAAAATACAAACGCTCTTTAAATAAATTGACATACGCAAATGTATTAGAGTTGTTACCTGTAATAAAGTAATTAATTGTGTAAGTGCCTACTGTGCTCGCATTACCGCTTGGGGCAGTCGCCATCGTATAAGTGAG